GAGGGGCCAGACCTCGAAGTCCTCGGTGCCCAACTCATCAGTCGGGAGGCTCAGGCTCAAGAACCTTGGGGGCCCCTTGAGCACATCCTCATCGGCCTCGCCGCCGGCTAGTGTGCCGAACTCGCGCTCGGCGTCCTCGCGGCGGGGGAAAATGCCTAGCTCCCGGACTCGCCCATCACTGTTAATTAGCTGGGGCTTGCCGCGGAACTTAGAGAAGTTGCTGGGAACTGCGCCCAGGAGCTGGGTGACCTCGGTGGTCGTGAATACGCTGGAGTTCGCCTCACAGACCTTGAAGTCGTGCAAACGCTGAAGGCGGCGCAGACTCTCTTTGATGAGAGTCGGCACCTGAGTTGTGACTGCAGAGGGGAGGTCAATTACAATACCCTGAACCCGGGTCTGTAGTTCAGTAAAGGTGGCCACTATGCGCCTCCAGGGTTAGACCCCTTTTGGGGCCACAGTAGCTCCTGCATCGGCTCGTGCTCTGGGGCTGACTCCGCTATCGGGCTTAGCCTGTGGCTTCCGAACATCCCCGATGCAAGCATCGAAGACCGTCCTTGCCATCTGAAGCGTGAGTACCGTGCCCTTATTGAGGGGACCATGCTCATCTTCAATCCAGTAACGACCCTTTCCGAGGTCCACCAGGCGAAACCCGGCTTCCTCATCGAGTACTACCTTCTTGCCAATGCCGTTATCCACCTCTAGTTCCTTGGCGATCTGGGTGCTGGCGATTAGGGCTCGCCTTTGGTGCTCTCGCATCGCCACTTGCCGGTCTACGTCGAAGCCGGCAAGTCGGGCTAGGGCTGGATTTACCTCATTTCCGTGAGCCGTGTAGTAAACGCCCGGCTCTTTCCTGTACATAAACACTTCCATTCCCGTGGTCGCGATCTGTCTAATGATCACGCCACGGTCATAGTCGATCTTACGCTCCATTTCCCGTCTCTCCTATTAAGCCAATGGGGCCCAATTGATCACGATAGTGCCCGTGAAGGTCACGGCGCCGGCTGCGGCGACATCGGTCCAGGTGCCAGCGGCATTCAGGAAGATGTCATGCACGCCCGCGGTGGTCACGAGGAAGTGCGGGTTGCCGCCAGAGGCGATAACCGAGTTCGTGGTAGCTGCCCAGGCTCCGCCGGTCGGGCTAAGGGCCGCTGAGGCCGTCCCGCCGATGAAGTTCTCGAAGGTGGCAGTGCCGCCCAGGACCGAAACAACACCCGCAGCGACTACTGTGCCGATGCCGGCGTCCAAGACGTTGGTGTAGAGCACGGCCGGGGTGAAGGTTCCGAAGGCCATTGAGTCCAAAATCATGTGATTGCCGGTCGGGAAGGTGTAAACCTTCGCGCCGATGCCCAGGGCCGCGGCGTCGCCACCATTACCCAGGGAGAAAGCGGTCAGAGTCAGGCGAGTTTGCCTAATTCCGCCCATCAGGACCTTCTCGGAGGCCACAGTGGTGGTCGAGGTGGTCACAGTACCGGCGCCAGAGGTGGCCCCGGAGGTCAAATTCGCCAGCGCAAGGGCCTTACGCTGCTGGGGGGTCAAAACCCCAGAGTTCGTCACTAGCGGCGAGTTGAATTCGCTGAAGTGCTGCGACCTGGCGAGTGTATTTACTACGGACATGGTGTCCTCCTTGAGAGGCAGGGAGGAAGGGGGCCTTGCGACCCCCAACCTCCCTACGCAACTTAGACCGAGTTCGAGGTATCCTCGGTGATCAGGGTCTGATCAACGAAGTTACCATTCCAGGGCAGCTCGATGTACTCGATGAACGAAATCACGGCGCCGGAGTCGGCCTCCGCGTTCGTGTCGAGGGTAAGAGCGAAGCTCTGGCCCGGCAAAATGATCCAGGGGTTCATACCAGTCTCGGCCGCAGTGATGTTCGAGGAGGGCGCCTCATTACGAAGCGTGCCATCCTCAGCGGTCTCACCATCGGCATCGTCGATGTGGAGGCGCTTGAACCGTACTGCACCCACCGCCAGGTTGGTCGCGTTCGCCGCCATAATGGTGAACGTGCCAAGGGTAACGGCGTTTGAGCTGGAAGTCAGAACCGGGCGCCGCGACAGCGTGGCTGTCAAAGCGACCGAGTTGTCCGGGTTCACCGCCGTGGTGACCATCACACCGACTTTGGTGATGATGGCAGGGCACGCCGTGATAAACTCGGCAACCGCGCCGGCACTGTCGATGTTCGGCGTATCTGCCGCCGACACCATGTACCGGGTTCTCAAAAGGTCATGCATGGAAGTTTCTCCTTCTTCCCGGGATTAGAGGCTGGCGCCGTGAATGACGCGGGCCATCGTGGGACGCTCCCAGACAAGGAACGCCTCAAGGGTGCCCACCCAACCCACTTCCGTGAACAGGCCCAACTCCTGCGGCAGGCCGCGACGGATTTCCGGGTCCATAATCTTGACCAGGCCGCCAGCGTCCGCGCCGAAGAAGATAGCTTCACCAGTCGTGGTCGAGGTGCCCATAAGGTCGGCCAGGGCCTCAACGTGGTTGGTCTCATAGAGGTCGAAGCCCTCGATGTCCTTCAGGGAGCCCGTGATAAGCGGGTCCGAAGTCGTCGGGGCCAGCCAGTCCTTGTACTCCGGGTCATTCTTCAGACCGCGGGCAGCCCGGGTGGAAAGAATGCCGATGTACTTGCCGTTCCGGAACCGCGGGGTCTTCAGGTCGCCGTGGAGGCGGTCATGAATACGCCGAAGGTCCTGGACCTCCCAGTTGCGATCCGAGACCGAGTCTGCGGTCCCGTCGGTGACGAACTCGCCGCCGGTGCTCAGGGGGGTGTACTTGACCGGGGTCAGCTTCAGGGCCGTGGAGCACATGGTGTCCATGGTCAGGCTGATCTGGTCGCGGAGAACGCGCTGGACCTCGGAATTGAGGTCAAAGTGGGTCAGGTCCTGCTCGAACTCGGTGAGCGGTACCTTATAGCCCCACTGACTCACAACCACCTGCTTGGTCTCAATCGCGGGACGACCCGACGGAAGAGCCTCAGTCTCGGTCACGCGAACTGCCTCAGGCAGCTTCATGATCCTGGTGATGGTGACACTCTCGCCGCGCTTCTTACCATAGCCGGGCTCGGCTCTCATGAATTTCATGAACTGGACGTCCGCAATGGCCTCGCGCCGGATATCGGAGCTAAGGCTGTGATTGCGATAGGTCCCAGTTGGTGCATCAAATGTCCAAGACATGGACTGCTCCTTGGGTTTTGTTACTTCGTTTCCGTCCTTACCCGCGACAATATGCCCAGGAGCGGGGCCGCGCAAGAAAATAGCGCCAAAATGGCGCTGGAAAAGCGACGCCCCAGGGCGACGGGGAACCCTGGGGCGCCATGCCCGCCGGAGGTGAAGGGAGGCTACTCCGGCGGAAGCTTGTGTGTTAGATTAGTCCCATCCTCTTCTGGATCGCCCTGAGGTCGTCGAACATGTCGGCGCCCTTCTCCTGGCCTACCCCGGGCTTTTTGCTCTTAGCGGGTGTACCGTCACTCCCGAGTCCGGCGACACGCGAACTGTCACCCGGCTCAGCGTCTTCCCCCTCGTCGCCTTCCTCCTCATCATCGCCCCCGACGAGCTTGCCGTACTGCTGCTTGAGGGCTCCGGCGACGTCCTCATAGAACTTCTCAGGAGAGCCCAGCATATAGCGCTGTAGGTCCACACCCTTCGTCGTGAGGTCATTCGTCACCCTATTGGCTACTGTCTCGACCAGGGACTCGTATGGCGCCCACTCGGGATGGGCCGCCTTGAACCCATTCCACAGGCGCTCACTCGCGCGGTCACGCTCGACCTTGGCGCTGAGGTTCCTATGGACGGCCTCGGTCTGGGCCTGGATCGCGGCATTGACCCGTTCGGTGTAGCCTTGCGCGTAGCCCTGGGGGTCCTCGTGCTGGTCCGGCAGGCCGTCGAGATTGACCCTGAGCTTGGCGGGGTCCATCTGGTACTGCTGGCCGTGGGCCTGGGCCTCGGTGCGCTGCTGCACCATGGGATACACCGGCTCGGTCTTGGTCATGGAAGCGATCTGGCGCTCCTGGGCCTCGATCCGGGCGAGTAGGGTCTCGGTGGTCACCGCGTCCTTCTTGGGCTCGTCCACCAGGGGGCGGCCAAGTCGCGCGAAGTGGTCGAAAATCGAGTCTTCCTGCTTGGGTACTTCTTTCTTCTTAACCATTTACCGTCTCCGTCTTAGTAAGCTTGATCCGCGTCTCAAGGGACTTCAAAATACCCTGGATGGCGTTGATCTCCATCCAGAGATGCACTGCCCGCTCTGGGGTCAGCTTGCCTGCCCGGAGGTCGGTGATGGCCGCGGTCACGACCTTCTCCTGCATCCGCGAGCAAATCTCATTCATGTACGGGAGGCTCTCCGCGAGAAACGCCTGCTCCCTGTTCACTGCTGGGCCACCCCGAGGGCTTGGGTCATCTGGTTCGCCTCCTGGGCCGGGGCACCGCCGGGCTCGGGCGGGGGACCCGCGGCCTGGGCCGCCTGCTGCATGGGCTGGGCCACCTGCTGCATAAGACGCTGACGTTCACTAACTGCAATCTTACTCAGGTCTATGTCCGACAGATGGAAGAGTAGTTGGATGTACTTCTCCAGGTCCACCTTCTGCATGAACGCGGCCAGGAGTTGCTGGTCCGCGGCCATGTATTGGGTGAGCTGCATCAGGTTTTTGATCATCCGCTGCTTCTGGATCAGCATGCTGATGCCATTGGCTTGGAAGGTCACGGGGCGCTTGAGTAGCTCGGCCTTCTGGGCCACGAGCGCATTGTAGAGGTCCGGGCTCGTGCAGGCCCGGGAGAGCAGGGGGTCGTCCTTCTTGGCGAACTGGAGGCCAGTCTGCCAGGTGAGGTTGAGGATCGGGTTGAGGAACCGGCCCTCGACAGTCTGGGCAATGCTCCGGATGAGGGCGGAGCTTGACTCCTGGGTCGTGCTGACCTCGGTGGCGCTGGTCCGCCCCTTGGGCGCGAACTGGCCGAGCCCGATCTCATTGATGTCCGCGGCCTCAGAGAGCTCGCCCTTTAGGGTCTGCCACACCTGGACCGCGTCTGCGCTCAGGGTCCCCATGTCCACGCTGTGCATGAACATCTTGGGATCGACCCCGTCTTCAAGCTGGAACATCTTATTGGGGTAGATGCCTGAGGCGAGGGACTCGGGGTTGGTGAGCATGCTGGGCACGATGGCCCAGACCTTCATCGCGCTGACTTGAACAGCGTCCAGAATGAGGTTCGTGAGGTTGTTGAACGTCCGGGAGATGCTCCCGAAATCTTCCATGTAGGTCCGGCCGTAGACGGAGAGCGGGGCGACGACCAGGGGGCTGTAGACGAGCCAGTCCCGGCCGTGCATGTATGGGTTCTTCTCCGGGCCGCGGATAAGGTACTTGTCATTCGCCACCACCATGAGGGCGTCTTTGGCGAGGATGGTACCGTCAGCAGCGACCACGGTGGCAATATACTCGTCAATAGTGACGGGCTGCCTGGAACTAGTGATCTGCGCGCCAGAGCCGCTTGACTGCTCTGCCTCGCGCTGGGCGTCTTGGGCGATGCCTTGGACGAGCTGGTCGATGGCCTGGAGGTTGTAGATGTTTTCACCGCGGCCGTCCTTCCTCAGCGCCATGTCCTTCAGCTCGTGCTTGTCAAGCTGCTGTTGGCGGATGCGGTATAGGTTGTTGTAAGTATGGTCCAGCCACACCTTCCGGGGGTCTACGGTCTCAATCGCGACCCGGCCGCCCATCACATCGTCCTTCCAGCCGACGGTCGCGCAGCAAGCCATCATCGCGCCCATCTTGATCTGCTCTTCAAACACCGTGGTGAAGTCCAGGCAGGTGCCTGTCATGTTCTTGCCACTAGTGCTCAGCCAGACGTCGGTCATCCCCTTGATGCTGGTGCAGATGTCGTACTCAGTATCGGCCGGGTCCTCAACCGTGTAGAAGCCATTGGGCCCGGTGATGAGAGCTTCCTTCAAGGCGGCGGCGAAACGGTCCACGAATGAGCTCACCTCGGGCAATGACTCGCGCGCCTGCCAGG